TTAGAAGGTGATTTGATATTCTTTCCGCTCAATAACAAAATTTTTGAAATAAAGCACCTTGAGCAAGAAGCTATTTTCTATCAATTTGGTAAATTACAGACTTATGACATTAGGGTTGAATTATTTGAATACTCTAATGAAGTGTTTAATACTGGTGTAGCTGTTATAGATTCTTGGTTGGATTCATATAAAACAACTAGTAATAATACTATAGAAGGAATTGAGTCTATTGATCTATTAGCAGATAATCTTTCAATTCAAACTACTGCTAATGATATTATAGATTTTAGCGCATCTAATCCGTTTGGAGATAATAACTTTTAATGTTCGGTAATTTCTTTTATAACCAAACTACTAGAAAATATATAGCAGTGTTTGGCACACTGTTTAATGATGTATCAATAGGTCGATCAGATAATTCTGGCGTAGAACAACAGCGCATGAAAGTCCCGCTAAATTATGGACCAATGCAAAAGTTTTTAGCACGAGTAATGCAAGACCCAGATCTTAAAGCTCCAGCAATTACTTTACCTCGTATGTCATTTGAACTTACGTCGATGACATACGATGGAGAACGTAAGCTTACTAACATGACGCGTAATATTAGCCAAACAACATCAACTGATCGGGTTATAACCCAATTCACTCCAGCTCCATATAATCTAGAATTTCAATTAAACATCATGACAAAATATTCAGAAGATGGAACAAAGATATTAGAGCAAATACTTCCATTCTTTAAACCGGAATTTACTATATCAGCAAAACTAATAGACGATATGGACTTAGTAACAGATATTCCAATTATTCTCAATTCTGTGACTGCCGAAGATACATATGAGGGCTCATTTGAAGAACGTCGAGCACTCATCTGGACTTTACAGTTTACCCTTAAGGGATATTTTTATGGGCCGACTGCTGAAAGAAAGATTATCAAATTCGCTAACACAAACATATATACATCTGATGTTGCAATAAATCCGGCAATTCATATTACTGTTCAACCAGGTTTAACAGCTAATGGAGAGCCAACTACGGATGTTAATCAAACTATTCCGTATACTGATATTAACATAGATGATAACTGGGCATACATAGTGCAGATTGAAGATTATTATGGGTAAATTGGGACAATACCTCGGGCTACCGCCATTAGTGGATGCTGAAGTAATTTCTTCTAAAACGCCGAATTCTTTAACTATATCAAAAGCACTCGAGAAAAACTTACCATCTTCAGAGCCTAACTTTAAAGATACCGACGCTGATAAAGACTATACTTATGCAAGAGACAATATATATAGTATCATAGAAAAGGGAAATGGTGCATTAGAAGACATTCTTGATGTAGCGACTCAATCTCAAAATCCTAAAGCATATGAAGTTCTTGCTACAACTATGAAAACCCTAGTTACAGCTAATAAAGAATTGGTGAATCTTTCAAAAAATAAGGCTGAAAGCAAAGATCAAACCCAGCCAAAAACTGTAACGAACAATTTATTTGTTGGAACAACACACAATTTATTAAAAGCTCTAATTGACATGAGAAATAATGGAAAATCAGATACCTAAAGAAAAGGGCTATCTTGGTAATAATCTTCTTAAACGAATTGATCAACAACACGCCTGGACTTCTGATCAATTAACTGAGATGACTAAATGCATGATGGATCCGATATATTTTGGTGAAAAGTATATCAAAATTGTTCACGTAGATCGTGGACTTATTCCACTTCATATGTACGATTATCAAAAAGATATTATTACTAAAATCTCCAATAATAGACGCGTTATAGTTTTATCTGCAAGACAAGCTGGAAAAACCACTGTAGCTGCGGCGGCTATTCTTCATTATATTATTTTTAACGAATTTAAGAACGTCGCAATACTTTCTAATAAGGGCGCTAGTTCAAAAACTGTTCTAGAGCGTATAAAGCTTGCGTATGAAAACCTTCCAAAATGGATGCAACATGGCATTGTAGAATGGAATAAAAATTCGATTGAACTTGAAAATGGGTGTAAAGTTTTTGCTGGAACTACAACATCCAGTTCTATTAGAGGCGAAACTATTGCGTTTTTGTATGTTGACGAAGCGGCGTTTATTGAAGGATATGAGGACTTCTTTACTTCGGTTTACCCAACGATATCGTCAGGTGAAGAAACAAAACTTCTCATGACATCAACGCCAAATGGTCTAAATCATTTTTTCAAATTGTATGAAGGCGCTAAGCAAGGGGTGAATGGCTATATCCCAGTCACTGTTACTTGGAGTATGGTACCAGGACGTGGAGATGAGTGGAAAAAAGAAACACTCGCAGCTCTAAACTTTGATATGGATAAGTTTAACCAAGAATATGAATGTGTACACGGATCAACTATTATTACTCTGTATGATGTAATAACAAAAGAAACCATATCTTTACCAATTGAAGATGCTTACAATCTAATAGAAAATTCTCTCTAACCAGCAAGCTGGTCAAATCAAGCAAAGCTTGATTTGTAACCTCTTTCTAATCACTATTACTCTTAAATAATATTCTGTATTACCTTGAATACCATAGTCTCATTATACTATCATTCATAGGCAATGTCAACAAAAAAGTGCAGTAAAACACAAAATAATGGAAATAAAATGAATCAAAGATACAAAGTGTTGACTCCAAGAGGCTTTAAGAATTTTAAGGGTATTAGACGGTCTATTAAGAATTCTTCTATACTCATTATTACATCTAATAATAAAATATTAGAATGTACGTTAGATCATCCTATTAAGACTTTGAATGATGGATATACTAATGCTGGTGAGTTAAAAATAGATGACGAGATTTTTACAAAAGACGGAAAAGAACGCATTTGCTATACCTATATAAATAGAAGCACTTCTGATTCATACTATGATGCTATAGATGTTGAAGATGGCCATGAGTACTATACCAATGAAATAATAAGTCATAATTGTCAATTTCTCGGTTCATCTGGGACACTTATAGATGGTATCACACTAAAAACATTGCAAGCCGATTATCATACACCACTACATGAATCAGATGGATTCAGTGTCTATAAAATGCCTGAACCGTTACACACCTATGTTTGTATAGTCGACGTCTCTCGTGGTAAAGGTTTAGATTATTCAGCTTTCCATATAATTGATGTAACGGCAATGCCATATTGTCAAGTCGCAACATATCGAAACAATCTTATCACTCCAGTAGATTATGCCGATGTAATTTTTAGGACCACAAAGTCTTATAATAACGCATATGTTCTAATAGAAATTAATGATATTGGTGGGCAAGTTGCAGACGTTCTCCACTTTGATTTTGAAATCGAAACGCTATTATACACGGAATCAGCTGGCAGATCAGGTAAACGGATCTCTAGTGGTTTTGGAAAAAGCGCTGATAAGGGTATCAGAACCACAAAACAAGTAAAGTCGATCGGGTGCTCAGTTCTTAAATTATTGTTAGAACAACAACAGTTAAAACTTATAGATTTTAACACCATCAATGAACTATCAACGTTTTCACGTAAGGGTGTATCATATGAAGCTGAATCTGGATGTCACGACGATTTAGTTATGGGGTTAGTATTGTTTGCATGGCTCAGTACACAAACATTCTTTAAAGACATAACTGACATCAACACGATGATGAAACTGCGTGAAAAAAGCGATACTCAAATTATGGATGAACTAATGCCGTTTGGGTTTAGCTATGAAGATCTTGAAGATACCACAGCACCAGTTCAGTACAATTACAATCCAAACAATTGGTAGTTGCTAATAGGTATCAAGTTAAAGCTTTAATATTTTCTTTTCTATTAAGTTGTAGTTATTATAAATAGAAAGACATAGACTTTATTTATAACTAATTCACATGAGGAGATATAACATGGCATTTCAACAAAGCCCAGGAATCAATGTTACAGAAATCGATCTAACTACAGTAGTTCCTGCAGTTTCAACTACAACTGGTGCTATAGCCGGCGTTTTTGCTTGGGGCGCAACGAATGAACCAATTTTAGTTTCTTCTGAAGTAGATCTGGTGAAGCGCTTTGGTAAACCTGTTTCTACTGCGACTTGGAAAAATACTGAGACGTTCTTTACTGCAGCAGATTTTCTTGCATATGGAAATTCTCTGTATGTAGTGCGGGTTAGCACTGGTAACACAGCTGATCCAGCTAGCGCCGGTTCAACTGGTGCCTTAGTAGGCTTTAAAGCAAAATACCCCGGATCGCTTGGTAATTCACTCCAAATTATGGCGACAGACAACCAAGCGTATGCTTCAGCAAATAGCACTCTCAAAGCAGCTGTATCTGGCGCACCAAGCGCGAATTCTGCTCACGTTGTTGTAATAGACACTACTGGTAGTTTTTCTGGTATTGTCAATTCCGTAATTGAGGTGTTTGAAGATGTTTCACTTCTGCCTCAAGCAAAAAAAGAAGATGGTACAAACAATTATATCGCTGATGTGATTAACGCGTATTCCAACTATATCAAATTGGAAATTGGTGGTGCGCCGGGAGCAGATACTACATATCTGCTTAATACCCAATTTG